CATAGGTGAGCGCGCCGCCGAGATCCTGCGCGGTGCCGTTCGCAGGGAGCGGGTAGACGCCGCGCAGTGATTGGCCCGACTCGTGTGTGAGCGCGTACGACAGCACCATCCGGCCGGACAGCGCCTCGGGGACGACGTGCTCACCCACCTCGGGGATCAGGATCATCGGCCTGGCTGTGAACGCGAGCCCGTGCTTGGCCAGGGCGGGCAGGATCACCGCGGACACGTCGGTGAGGTCGGCGTAGCTGTAGCTGTAGCTGCCGCCACTCTTGGTGGGCACGGTCGCCGTCTCGCCCTTGGCGATCTTCGGCAGGTCGGCCTGGAACGCCGCCAGCGCGGCGTAGAGCTCCTTCATGGTCGGGTCCTCTCGTGGAACGTCGTCGTCCCAGTCAGCCTATCGCATTCCCGTCGTCTATGGGAGTGGAGCGGTCGACCTTCACCTTTGCCGTCACCTCGGCCGGCGCGAGCTCCACACCCGGAGGCAGCTCGCCGTCCCGCGCGGCCGCGCGCTTGATCTGGTCCAGCGGCGCGCGGCGCCACACCCGCTCCCCGAGTCCGAGGCCCGCCGTCCAGACGTTCAGCAACTCCTCGTCGGCCACCGTCCACCGCTCGCCGCGGGACGTCGTCGCCACGTCGCCGTGCGGCAGCCGCAGGGTCGCGCCCCAGCCCGCGCGGCGCAGCCGGACCGCCAGCGCGCCGAGCGCCGCCTCGAGCAGCTCCATCCGCGGCCTGATCCGGGCCACTTCACCGTCGGCCCATGACTGGACGACGGCGATCTCCGCCTCGGCCCGGGCGACGACCTTGTCCAGCTGCCCGGTCAACTGCCGCAGCCGGCGCATGGCGTCGATCGCCTCGTCCTCGGCCAGCTGCCAGTCCAGCGCGGCGGGGCTCCCGGGGTCGGGCTCGCGCCAGCTGCGCGCCTCGTCCAGGCCGGTCACGGGATCGGCACCCACGTGTAGCGGACACCGAGCTTGCGCCCGGGCCGGGAGCCTTCGGACGCCGCGTGCACCTCGGTGTCGCGCACGTAGATGCCCTCGGCATCGCAGCTGGTCCCGGCGAACGAGCGGCGGGCCATGATCCGGTCGCCGAGCCTGGCGTCCATCGTCGCCCCGGACGAGTGTGCGTAGGGCGCCCACCGGCCGGTGACGGGCAGCTTGGCCCTGGTCCGGCCGTGGAGCGGGCCGCCCGAGAAGTACAGCAGCGGCGGCGGCGTGGGCTCGCGGCCGCTGGTCGTAGTCGTCGTCATAGGGGTCAGGATACAGACCGGACGGGAAAAGGCGAGCACCCCGGCCGACGGGCGGTGACCGGGGTGCTCGCTGGGGTGTATCTCGGGGGGGACTCTCAGGCTACGCCCGAGAGCCGTCGGACGGGAGGATCAGCAGGACACCTGCGTGGCGCTGGTGTTGCCGAGGGCGTCCACGAACACCCGGCGGCACTCGTAACCGCCGTAGCTCCCGGTCTCCTGGAGCCAGAACGTCAACCCGTCGTACTGCGACTGGGTCGCCTCACCCGCGTCGTCGCCCCAGATCCAGGTGGCGCCGTCCGCGATCCACCCGGAGCACACCGAGCACGGGGCGAAGTTGTACGCCGTCGCGCCCACGTAGTCCGAGTGCCCGCCCTGCGACAGCGGCACGTTGAACACCTTGATCAGGACTTGGTACCACCGGTCCGTGCCGTTGTTGTTGTCCCAGTCCACGCACGTGCGCGCCATCAGCGCGCTGTCGGTGTAGCTGGTGTTGCGGCACGCCTCGCCCGACTCGGCCAACTTCCGCACGGGGGTGCTGGTGACCGACGCCACGAGCGCCTTCACCTGGGCCTCGGAGAGCTGGGCGCCCTGGGACGCGGCGGGCTTGACGCTCGCCGGGGCGGCGGCGGTCGCCGGTCCCGACGTCGCGAGGCTGGCCGCGAGCACGGCGAACGCGCACGCGACCAGCGCGATGATCTTGCGCATGGTGGTTCCTCTCTGTCCGGCCGGTCGGCCGGATCGGGCACCCCAGGGCTTCCCCACCCTGGAGCACCCCACCCGTCCGGGTGGCTGGTGACCGGCGCCCGCCGCCGGGATCGGCACGACGTGCGGGCGCCGGAAGATCAGCCGTACAGGGCGTGGAAGCGCTCGGCCGCCTCGTCCTCGGCATCGTCGACCGCCTCGTGCCAGCGCAGCAGCTCGGCGATGTCGGTGTCGATCTGGTCCTGCTCGGGGAGCCCCTCGGGCGTCGTCGTCATGGGTATGACTCTACACGAGAGTGCATCGGTTGTCACTCCGCCTCGGAGTACTCGGGGCCCCACGGGCGCGGGTCCAGGCCGGCCATCGCCTGCCCGACCTGGCGCGGCGTCGGCCCCGCGCCCAACCGGTCGTAGGCGCGCTCGGTCAGCGTCGCCACGACGTCCCGGATCCGTTCGTCGTCCTGGACGGACCCGACCCGCGGCGCGCCCTCGATCTCGAGCAGGAACCCGATCAGGTCTTGGACCGCCGTCGCCTCACCGATGTTCACGACGTCGCCCGGCGGGCGTACTTGTGGACCCCGCAGTCCGGGTCCAGGCACTCCCGCAGCGTGTGCGCCGGCCGCGTCACCTGCGCCGCGCGCGGGGCGACGCCGCGGTGCACCGCCCGGACGTCGTAGCGGGCCGCGGCGAACGTGTACTCCATGCTGGCGACCGCCGCCTTCTCCGCCTGCAGCGCGGTGCCGCGCAGCTGGTCGGCGGCGTCCAGCGCGTCCGCCTCCAGCATGAACGGCCGGCTGCGGTGGTCGCCGAACACCACCGTCTCGCCGTTGGAGTACGTCGCCAGGATCACGTAGTCCGTCATCCGCACCGCGGGCACCTTCTCGGCCCGCGGGCGGGGCTCGTTCGTAGCCATTGCTGGCTCCTTTCGTCGTCGTGCCGCGACCCTACCCCGCGCGTCATATCACCGCAACCCATGTCAGCTGGTAGGGTCGGGCGTCCCGACGACGGAAGGAACGATCGTGCCCGCAGCCATCCTCGAGCCCGAGCTGATCTCGCTGGACGAGATCGCCGAAGACCTCGGTCTCAACTACATGACGCTCTACGCCCGGTGCCGCCGCGGCAGCGACGGCACGCCGCCGGTCTACCCCTACCGGCGCCGGCTGGTCATGCGCCGCGACGACTACGCCGCCTGGAAGGCGTCGCCCGAGCGCTTCACCGCGGGCGCGTGATCGAGCACGACCCGTACGCCGACGTCCCTCCCAGCGAGGAACCGCCGTGGGACGACGCGTACGGCCACGAGTTCGCCCCGCCGCTCGACACTGCGCCGCGGCTGGTCACCACCGACGGCGAGCACGTCGAATCACCCGATGACCGGTTCTCCCGGCGCGTCGCCGAAGAGGTCGCCCGTCAGGACGTCGCCGAAGAGGCCGCCCGGCTGCGCGACGGCCGGGCCCGCCGGCGGCCGCCGGAGCTGGTGTCGCTCGCGCAGCTGCTCGCCGAGCCCGACGTCAAGGTGCCCTACCTGATCGAAGACCTCTGGCCGGCCGGCGGCCGGGTCGTGCTCGCCGCACAGCGCAAGGCCGGGAAGACCACGTTCCGCGACAATCTGATCCGATCCTGGGCCGACGGGGTGCCGTTCCTGGACCGCTACGACGTCGACCCCCGCGACGGCGTGCTCACCGTCCTGGACTTCGAAATGTCCCGCGGGCAGATGCGCACCTGGCTGCGCGGCCAGGGCATCGTGGCCCGCACCAGGGTCGGCGTCTGGCCGCTGCGCGGGTACGCCGGGTCGTTCGACATCCGCGACCGCCGGATGCGCACCTGGTGGGCCGAGCGGCTGCGCGCGGTGAAGACCTCCGTGCTGGTGCTCGACTGCCTGCGCCCCGTCCTCGACGGACTCGGGATGGACGAGTCCAGGGACGCCGGCCGGTTCCTGGTCGCCTTCGATGAGCTGCTCGAGCTCGCCGGCATCACCGAAGCGATGGTGATCCACCACGCCGGCCACTCCGGGGAGCGTTCGCGCGGGGACTCGCGGCTGCGGGACTGGCCCGACGCCGAGTGGCGGATCGTCCGTGCCGTCCCCGACCGCCCCGGCGAGGAACCACCCCCCGACGCGCCCCGCTACTTCACCGCCGAGGGCCGCGACGTCGCCGTGCCCGAGGCGGAGCTGCTCTACGAACCGCGGCAGCGTCGCCTCTCGCTCGGCACCGGCGACCGGGCCTCGGACCGCAAGGGCCGCTCCCTGCGGGCCTCCGAGGCCTCGATCGTCACACTCCTGCGCGAGGCTGAGGGGCCGCTGAACGCCCGAGCAGTGCGCCAGGGTGCCCGAGGACGACCCGACACGATCCGGGACGCCCTGGAGGCACTGGTGGCCCGCAGGCTGGTGCTCGTGGCCGAGGGGTCGAACCGTCAGAAGCTCTATAGCTTGCCGGCGGCGCCCATCCCGGTAGGTGTGATCCCGGATTCGACCCTCGATCTGGGGGAGTCGTGATCTCCCTGGAACCCCGTGTGTGTGGTGCGTTCCCCTAAAGGGGAGGGAACACACCCACCCACCCGGTGGGGTCCGTGTGTTCGGGACACACTGGGAACACGTGACACATCGACTGTCTGGAATGGGGCACAACGGGCGATTGGGACGGGCTGGGGACCAGCAACTTCGGACGCCGGCCTGCCTCCCGTGAGCCTCAGGTAGACACCCCGTGCATACTCGTGTAAGGTGGCACCTATGACGACGATGAGCATCACCACTGTGATCCAGTCCGCCATCGGCATCGTGCGCGTAGGCAAGACCGGCCGCCAGGTGCGCACCGCATGGCTCCGCCGTAACGGTGAGGTCGTGTACCGCACCAGTGCGGGCAAGATCCGTCCCGCGGACCACCCCGAGACGTTCAAGCTCGCCCGCGACACCGGCACGATCCTGGTCGCCCACGACCGCGCGCTCGCCGAGGACCGGGCGCGCACCGTCGACGCCGGCCTGGCCGCCGCCCTGCTCAACGCGACCGAGTGCGCCTCGTGCGGGACGCCGGCGGCCGGCACGGTCCTGGTCGCCCGCGACGGCGACATCGTCTGCCTGGACGCCGGGGCGTGCGTCGACCGGCGCACCGCCGAGATCATCGACGGTGCGCACGCTGAGGCACTCCTGGTCGACGCCAACCGCGGCCGGACGCCGGAGCAGCTGGAGACCGAGCTGGACCGGGCCGCGCAGATCAGCCCCGCACACGCCGAGCTCGCCGACCAGCTGAAGCGCGCGGAGGCGATCCTCGCCGCGGCAGGACTGGACGAGACCAGCGAGCGGCTCGCCAGCGAGCACGCCGCCGCCCGCCGCATCGCCAGGCACCTCGACGGCGACCAGTTCAAGGCCTACTCCGGCGCCATGCTCGAGCTCGCCACCACCCTGCACGGCGCCCGGAACCTCGGCATCCTGCTGTCCGTGGCCATCCGCAACCCCGGCGAGCGGCTGCTCGCCAGCGACGTCGCCGAGCTGACCCTGTCCATCTACGGCCCGGCCACCGTGATCGCCTTCACGGAGGGCTGGCTGTCGGTGCCGAGCTGGACGTGACCGACTGAAACGGCGGACGCCCCGGCTCCCTGAGGCCGGGGCGTCCAGGCGGTGCAACCAGCCGACGACGACGACGAGAGGACAACCGCGTGACCACCGTACCCGAGCAGGACGGCGCCGGCCCGACGCACGAGCCGCGGCCGGGGACCGACGAGTGGCTGTACGCCGACGACGTCCGGTGGCGCACCTACCTGCTCGGCTACGAGCACGGCGTCCGCGCGATCATCGACGACGTCCCGCGCCGCTACACCCGAGCCGACATCCACGCCGCCGAGGCCCGCGGCTACCGGGACGGCCAGATCCAGGGACGCCACGACCAGCAGGGCAGGCGCGCCGAGCGGTGGGCCGCCAGGGACGTCCAGACGCTCCTCTCCCGGGCTAGAGCGGCCGGGCGGCTAGGGGAGCTAGACCGGGCCTTCCCCGAGGCCGTAGAGGCGCTCCTAGCGGTCGTGGACGACGAGGCGTGGCGCGAGCACCTCGCGGGGCCGGCGTGAGCGCGCCGACCGAGCAGCTGATCGCGTGGCGCCGGCTGCGCAGGACCACGCAGGCCTACGTGCACGCCCGGATGCCCGACCGCTGCCCCTGCCCGCTGCACTGGCGGCCGTGATGGACGTGATCGAGCTGCTCGCGTTCAAGCACTGCGACGCCCGCTGCCTGCTCGCGATGGACACGCCGCCCGGCTGGAAGGGCTGCACCTGCACCTGCCGCGGCCGCTACCACGCGGCACTGGTCGATGTGGTCGACGTCCCGCAGCAGCTCGACGTCCGCGGCCCCAACGGGGAGCTGCTCGGCCACCGTCTCGCCGAGCCCGACTGAGACGTGGCGACGCCCCCCGGGCATCCCGCTCCGGGGGGCGTCGTCATGGCGAACACACGAGGAACCGCCGACCGCGGTCCCAGCGTGACACGCCTACCCCGGCGGCGGGAAGGGCGCGCTGGCCGGCGCCACCCACATGTGCAGCTGCAGGTGCGTGTCCAGCTGCCGTTCGATCCGTTCCTGAGTCTGCTCGGTCCGCTCCGCCAGGCGCTCCAGCTTGTCGAGCCGCTCGGTCACGTCCGAGGCCGGCCCCGCCGTCCCGCCCGCCGCGTCCGCCGCCTGGCCGGCGCGCCGGCGCGCGTCCAGGCTCGCGAGCATCGCACCGAGCCCGGTCCCGATGGCGGCCAGGTTGACCGCCCAGGCGTCCGGGTTCACGGCCGGCGATCACCGGGGAGCGTGACTCCCTGGCCCCGCAGGTCCGACGTGGACAGCACGTTCGGCGTCCGGAACGTCGCCCACCCGGCCACGACGCCGGCCGCCACCGCGGCACCGATGTAGGCGGCGATCGCCTGGGACGACAGGTCGCCCGCCTGTGCGAAGCCGACCAGCCCCGCGACGGCGACGCCGAGCGCCGTCGTCACCCCGGCGACGACCGCCTTCCGCGCCCGGGCGATCACTGCTGCGCCCCCGGCTCGGTGCCGACGCCGCCGCGCGCGCGCAAGTCCTCGCGCAGGCCGCGGATCTCGGCGAGCATCTCCCGGGTCAGCGCCTCGGTGGCCTTCCCGGACGCGGCCGCGATCACCAGCGCCTCACCCACCGTGATCACCTTGTCGGCGTCGCCGAGCACCTCGGCCGAGCCGGCCCCCAGTGGGAGCTTGTCGGTGGTCTGCATGTCGTCGTCTCCTCTCGGCTGCGGGCCTGCCCGCAGGATGCGGCGCGCCATGTCGCGCCGCACGTCCATCTGCCACTCGAACGGGTCGATCTTCCGGGTCGGCGCGTACTCCTTGTGCGCGACGATGCTCGCCGCCTGCACCCCGAGCGCCTCGCAGCACGCCACGTTCACCAGGTCGCAGAAGGCCAGGAACTCCGGGCTCCACGGCTCGGCGGCCGTGCCGCAGTGCTCGATCTCGATCCCCAGCGCGTAGGCGTTGCCGTTGTCCCGCGGGATCGCCTGCCACTGGCCCTTCCCCGCATGGTTCGCCTTCCCCAGCGAGACGATCTCCACCCGGAAGTCGCGGCGCACCAGGATGTTGCACAGTGGGCCCTGCAGGTCCGAGCGGCCCGCGCGCACCACGTGCCGCGACGGCGCCGGCCCATCATCGGGGTCAGAGGCGGTGTGGTGGTCCATCACCCACGCGGGCATGAACACGCCCGGCCGGCCGGCCACCACGTCCCGGCCGCCGTCGTGGGGGACGCCCCACCGGTCGAACGCGCGGGTCAGCGCCTCCAGCCGGATCATCGCGCGCTCACCGACGCGGCGCGCCCGTCCGGGTAGTAGTGATCGCCGCAGCGGACGCCGCTGCCGGCCATCCACAGCGTGCCGGCCAGGGCCAGGATCGTGAGGGAGCGCCGGTGCGCTCGGATCATCGTCGTCATGCCCGTCACCCTACGTCACCTCTTCCACGAACAGCCGGGAGCTGGCGGACAGCGTCGTCCCGGTCGTCTGAGACACCCGCTGGGACCACTGCATCTGGAGCGTGCCCGACACGGTCACGTCCTCGAACAGCAGCTCTTCGAAGATCGTCGTGGCCCGGTCCGCGTCGATGCCGTAGCCGATGCCGACCGTGAGGCTGGAGGCGAACAGCTCCACGTTCGTGTCCAGCGAGTCCGTCGCGGCCTGCGCCGGCCCGACCGCGTTGCGCGCCGTCTTCGCCGCCGTCCCGCCCCACGACCACTGGACCTGGATGTCGCCCGTCTCCAGGCCGCCCGAGGCGACCGTCAGCCACAGCGCCACCCGGTAGGACTTCCCGGCCGACAGCGTGACCACCAGGTCGTCGTCGTTCTGCGCCGTCGCCGAGCTGGTCACCGTCTCGTTCGCGGCCTTGCTGATGACCTGCGACGACGGGATGTCGCTGGCCCGGATCTTCGCACCCGCCAGGGGCATCGTTCCTCCTAGAGGCTCCAGTAGACGGGGTGCGCGAGCGAGATCGCCTCGCTGCGGTCGTGGCCCTTGACGACGCCGTTCGCCGAGCGGGTGAACGTGCCCAGCTGCGGCGAGCTGCTGCCCGAGACCGCGGTGAGCGTCACGTCCTCGCCGCCGGCCCGGAGGTCGTAGTCGCCGTCCGCGTGCGTCCACAGCGGGCCCGACGGCACGACCAGCGCCATCGTCACCCCGGTGGTGAGGTTCGCCCGGACGGTGCCGGTGCCCGAGCCGCCGTAGCCGTCGGTCGTCCAGTCCGCGGGGTCGAACGGCACCATGTTGATCGAGGTGTCGTCGATGATCGAGTAGACCTCGGAGCCGACGATGCTGCCGGTCCAGCCCGAGGTCACGGCCGAGCCCGACCGCGCGCCGAGCTGGAAGTCCGCGGTGCCGGCGAACAGGGTCGTCGTCGCGCCGCCCGTCGTCGTCGTCCCGACCTGGGTCCAGGTCACGCCGTCGTCGGACTTCCAGAACTTGATCACGTAGTGGCCGGCGCCGTCGTTCACGTCGAGCGTGGCCCGGATCCAGTGCTCGGTGCCGTCGGTGAAGCCGTACGCCGCCGAGCCGGTGGTCAGCGTGTTCGCCGTGCCGTCGTTGGACATGTAGAGGATCGGCTGGCCCGAGGTGTTGATCCCGAACGCGAACGTGCGCTGATTGCCCGTGTTGTTGTACTTCGCGATGGCGATCTTCTCGCTCGACGGCGTCCAGTCGGTCGCCGTGCACTTCACCCGGACGTCCAGGTCCGTCGGCGTCGCCCCCGCCGTGCTCAGGCAGCGCGACCCGTTGAACGTCGCGCTCTGGGACGCCCACGGCGTGCCGAGCGTGCACCCGTCGGTGTCGTAGCGGGACTCCGCCGCCTGCAGCGAGCTGCCGTCCCACCACGTGCCCGTGTCGTACGGCGACGCCGGCGACACCATCCACAGGACCCCGTGGCGCAGCTGCGTGATGGTCTCCTTCACGCCCTGCACCAGCTGCCGCACGTCGTCCGGCGCGCCGAGCGACGCCGGCGGGTCCGTCACCGTCAGGACGTCCCCCAGGTTCGCGGCGCGGATCGTCCGCCGCCGGCTGCTCACCGAGAACGCCGGCCGGGCCAGCTGCACGCCGATCCCGTCCGGGAACCGCTGCTCGTCCACCGTCCCCAGGTGCAGCCGCCACGAGGCGTGCTGCTCGAGCTGCTCGTCGGTCTCCAGGTTCAGCGTGAGCCCCGTGTCGTAGCCCATGCCGACGCCGGCCGGCGGGTCCGACGTCGACAGGCTGGATGTCGTGTCGACGGCGCGCGCGGCAGCGCCCTTCACCCCGGTGCCGGCCGAGGCGCGGGTCACCGTCACGTCGTTCGCGAGCGCCCGGTCATCCTCGGTCGGCGCGTACACCGACAGGTCACCACCGTCGTAGTCCAGGCTGACCAGCGGCGTCTGTCGCTCCAGGCTCTCGCGGGTCCGGTAGGCCAGCGCCAGGGCGTCGCGCGCCTCACCGAGCATCCCGCCGTCGGCGTCCGCGCACTCCCGCACCAGGGTGAGGAAGTTCGTCGGCCCCTGCGGCCCCATCTCGACGGTGTCCGACAGTGCGCCGTAGCCGACGAACGGCACGCCCTGCTCCTCACAGAGGCGCTCCACCCTGCGGCCGGCGGTCTCACCCCGGTAGGCGTTCAACTGCTGGAACAGGCTGAAAATCGATATCACGGCGTTCGTGACCATGATGTGCCCGATGATCGCGTCGGAGCCGAGGCTCGCCGACTGCGTGTTCATCCGCACCGCGCTCGCCCGCCCGAGCGTGATGCCGGTCGCCGTGCCGCCGGACGTCCCGCCGACCGACTCGCCCACCTCCAGCGTGGTGATCTCGTACAGCACGTCCGCGCCGGACGGGGTGAGCGCCACCGACACCCATAGCAGCTGGTCGTTGACGGCGAAGCCGATCGCGCCCGAGTTGCCGACCGCGGTGCCCGAGCTGTCGTACCAGAGCAGGGTCAGCGAGCCGCCCGTGTTGTAGCGCAGGTCCCATCGCGAGCTCGCGCACGTGATCCGGGCGATGATCGATGCGTCGGTCGTGCCCGTCGGCAGGCGCATCAGGAACAGCAGTTGCGTCGCCGAGCCGAACGAGTAGTTCGGCACCGCGCCGACCAGCTGCGCGCCGTTCATGCCCGGCAGCGGCCGCGAGCAGGAGAACCCGTCGTAGCTGGCCAGGGACGGCGTCGCGCCCGTCCACTTCATCGGCTTCCCGCCGTCCAGACCCGACCCGAACTGTGTGGAGTCCGACCCGTCCTCGAGCGGCCAGTACGCCTTCACCAGCGTGGTGCCGAGCCCGAGGATCCCGCGCCGGAACGTCGACATGACCGGGGAGTCGCCCTGGCTCAGCCGGCGCAGGATGCCGGCCGCCTCCAGGTCCACCCACTCGTCCCGGCCGGACGGGTCGACCTGCGGCGGCCAGGCCGGCACCTCGCCGGTGAACCGGACATCGACGTCGTCCAGGGTGACGCCGGTCAGGGTCCACGTGTTCGTGCCGTCGGAGAACGACGTCGCGCCCGCCGTCTGTGCGGTGAAGTCGACGTCGGCGCGCAGCGTGCCCGCGATGCCCTGGTAGATCCGGGCGCCGTAGGCCTTGCCGCGGATCGTGTTCGCCTGGCTCCCGGTCGCGGTGTCGCCGATCGTGACCGCCGTCGTGGAATCGAAGATCGCCGTCGTGCCCGAGGTGCCGACCAGCCCCGAGCCGAGCTGCACGAACGTTCCGCCCACCCCGTCGGTCGCCGTGTAGTAGCGCAGCGTGTGCCCGGACGCGCCGTTGTCGACGTCGAGCGTGAACCGCACCGTCAGCCGGCCCGTGGAGATCGGCACCGGCTCGGTGGACGCGTAGCCGGTGCCGATCTCGATCGTGCCGAGGACCGACCAGAACAGGTTCAGGTACCCGCCCGCGGTGAGGATCAGCTCCCACGACTTCTGCCCGGCCGTCCCCGTCCACTTGCCGATCAGGTCCGTTGCCGCCGCCGGCCGCCAGGTGTCGAGCTCCAGGTCGAGCCGGACGTCCAGGTCGCCGGTGATGCTCAGGCCCGCGGAGTCGGGCGTCGTCACCCGCGCGCCGGCCGAGCGCGTCGCCCCCTCACTGCCGAAGTCCGGGCCCGGGTAGCGCAGGAACGTGCCGCCCTCCCGGACGCCGACCTGCAGCGGCGTGTTCCGCCCGAACGAGCCGAACCACGGGCCGGTCGGGTTGCGCGGCGAGAACTGGCCGGCCGTGTTCCGCAGCTGCAGCCGGCAACGGCTGGGGTCGGAGTCGCGCATCTCGTCCGAGCGGCCGCGCTCGATCTCGATCGTGCCGCGACCCTCGCCCATGACGTCGCCCTGGTCGATCTCCACCCACCCGGAGCCGAGGTCCCAGCGGGTGACGACGTCCAGCCGGCCGCCGCCGTGCCAGGTCACGCGAGCCCCGTGCCCGGGATTCGGCGACTGAGCTGCCCCTGCGACTCGGCCAGGGCCAGCTGTGGCACCAACTTCTGCGCGATGACCGTGCCGTCCAGCACCAGTTGCACCACGATCGTGCCGCCGGCCGCCGCGGTCGCGCCGAGCAGCCGGCGCGTCTCGCCGGCGTTGCGCACCCGGGAGCCGCCGGCGAGCATCGCCAGCTCCGGGCCACGCTCGCCGACCATCGCCAGGCCGCCGCCGGACACGCCGCCCGAGGCCAGGTACGGGAACCGGAACGACTTGCCGCCGACGCCCGGGATCCAGCCGGGCAGGGTGAAGCCGCGGCCGCCGACGGTCGCGTTCCAGGCCGCCTTGATCCCCGCGAACGCCGCCCGGTACGGCGCCGTGATGAACCGCGCGTAGGCCCCGATCGCGTCCGCGCCCGCCCGGAACACCCGCTTCAGCCCGTCCCAGAGCGCCGTGGCGCCCGCGACGATGCCGTGGAACGCCGCGACCAGCCCGCGCCACAACGCCTGGCCGGCGGCCAGCGTGCCCTTGAACGCGGCCTGGACGATGGTGCGGAACGTCTCGCTGCGCTTGTAGGCGATGATGATGCCCGCCACCAGGGCCGCGATCAGCGTGATGATGATGCCGATCGGGTTTGCCCGCAGGGCCGCGTTCAGCACCCACTGCGCCGCGGCGTAGGTGCGGGTGGCGACCGCCGACGCGATCGTCACCGCCCGGTTCGCGACCTTCGCCGCGGTGTCCTTCGCGGTGCTGACCGCGGACGCGAGACCGCCCTGGACGGCCGCCTTGAAGGCGGGCACCAGGAAGTTGTAGATGCCGGACCCCAGGTCGCCGACGCCCATGCCGAGGGTGAGGAACCCGTTGAACAGGTCCCCCTTGGCGATCATGGACGTGCCCTTCATCGTGTCCTGGACGCCGGTCATCGTGTCCCGGAAGCCCATCGCCCGGGTGTCGGCGACGTCGGCCGCCTCACCGAACTTGTCGAAACCGTCGCCCGACTCGCGCGCCGCCCGGCCGGCGCCCTCGACGTTCTTGCGGACGCCGTCGAACGTGGCCTTCGTGTCGTCCTGGCCGCTGACCTTGATCAGCACCTCGTTAGCCACCGACGACCAGCTCCTCTCTCGGCCGGGCCAGGTCGGCCAGCTCCACCATCGCCAGCAGGTCGGCGTCCTCCTCGAGCACCTGCGACGGCAGGCACCCGAACCGCTCGGCGAGCCCGACCACCGTCATCGCCCAGATCAGCTCGCCAGGGGTGCCATCGGCAGCCCCTCCAGTCCCGTCCTCGGGGCCGACCGCTGCGTACCGTCGGGCTGCCCGCCTAAAGGGGGCGACGCCCTGGTGACCAGGTCGCACCAGTCCTTGATCAGCGCCATGACCTCCTCGTCGTCCAGGTCGGCCGGCGTCGTCGGCGTGCCGTCCTCCTCGGTCATGTCCCAGGAGATCAGGAACCGGTCGAACAGGGCCCGCAGCTCGGCGAAGCACTCCGCCACCCGGGCCAGGGCCGCCGCCTGCTCGGCGACGCCCTCCATGTTCGGGTCCTCGGTGTCGATCCGGGCGAACACGGCGAGCAGTTGCCCGTACTCGCCGACCTGCATGACGCGCGTCACCAGCTCCAGACCGGCCCACCGCGGGTGGTCCTCTTCGAAGACCAGCCGGTGCTGGCGGCGTTCCCTCGTGAACGGCATGTCAGCTCCAGGCCGGCACGGTGCCCGACTGGAGAACGGCCGGCACCTTCCAGGTGAGGGAGCCGTCGTCGCCACGGGTCAGCCCGTACTCGGTGAGCAGCACCTCGTTGTTGAGCGTCTGCCCGGAGACGGCCATCGCCCACGTGCGCGTGTTCGCCAGGTTGGAAAACACGGCGTGCGCGTCGTTGGAGTCGTCCTTGAACGTGCCCTCCGCCGTCGCCGAGAAGTCGGCCAGCAGGTGCAGCCGCTCGATCGCGGACACCCCCAGGCCGGTGATGTCCTGCACCTCACGAGGCGTCGCGAACTCCAGCGAGTGCGTCGCGTCCTTCAGGTCCCGCGGCGTCCCGGCGGAGTCGTCCACCGAGAACGTGGTCCAGCCGAGACCGCTTTCCTTGGCCATGCCTTACCTCCCGCAGGTGCGGTCCAGGAACCGGACCACGGTGGCCCGGTCGACGTCGTCCACAGCTGTGGACAGTGCGGCCGACAGCTGGTCGGCCGCGGCCTGCCGCGGCGCCGCGCAATACTGCGCGCGGACACCGTCGCTGCTGGAGCTCCACGCCTGCCCGGCCGCGTTCGCCGTCCGCAGCGTCGCCGGCGGCACCGGCAGGATCGGCAACGGCTGGAGCCCCGCCGAGCGCGCCGCCTGGCCGCACAGGAACGCCGCAGCGCACGCGGCAGCGACGGCGAGGACCGCCACGAGGCGCTGCCATCCGGTGAGCGAGGCTCGATCCGCGTGATCCTCGCGGACTGTTGGCGCGAGAGATTCCAGGTCCCCGAGGCCGCGGCCGCCGTAGGGCACCAGCGGCCGCGGCGCGCCGACGACGCGGGCACCGAGGTCGATCGTCGTCGTCCCCGGCAGGCGCAGCGGCTCGGTCGGCGGGCCGGCCGCCGTGTCGACGTGCTTGCTCACCGGTCCGCCCCCGTCGTCCTCGCCACGCCATGCAGGTGTTCCTGCATGTCCTCCACCCACAGATCGCCGCGCTCACCGTGGCTGCGGATCAGCCCCAGGTTCCCGCGCTGGTCGCCCTTCCGGACGACGAACAGCTCCGGCCGGTCCAGGCTGACCCGGTGCTGGTCGAACCGGAAGCACAGCTGCCCGCCCGGGAACGTGAACTCGACCAGGCCGGGCGCGCCGTCCGCCGGCCGCTCGCTGAACCGCCACCGGTACCAGCCGACGCCAGGCAGCTCCAGGCCGGTGGCCGCCAGCGCGCGCACCCGGTCCGCCTGTGGCCCCTCCGGGACGATGGTCACCCATCCGCGCTGGAACGCCGCGCAGCCTGCCTCCCGGCACGACGCCGCCCGGGTGTGCGTCGCCACCGGCGACTTGATCGCGTAGGTCTGCATCGCCTGCACGGGCAGGCCGCCCGTCCCCCGGCCCATCAGAAGACCGGAGTCTCGGTGTTGCGGACCACGCTGACCACGAACGAGCACTGGCTGAACGTGCCCGTCGTCGCCACCCGCAGGTAGCGGCGCACCGTCGCGTTCGCCGCCGTCGCGATCCGGGACGCGCCGGCCGCCGTCTGCGCGCCGAAGCTGCCCGCGGTGAGGTCCAGCCACGACGAGTTGTCCGCCGAGTCCTGGATCTTCACCGTGCACGACGTCCCGGTGAAGCTCAGCACCTGCAGGTAGGCCTGCAGCCCGAAGGTGGAGCTGGCCGCGCCGTCCAGGCTCGCGCCGTTCGTCGCCGTCGTGTCGCTGCGCGCGGCGTCGGTGAGCAGGACGCCCCACTCCAGCCCGTACTTGTTCGCCAGCGCCGACAGCTTGAACGTGAGGTCGCCGTCGTCGCTGCGGGTCCCGTCATAGCTGACCTGTTTCGCCACGAGCGCCGCCGCGCTGCTGCCGAGCGTCGCCCGATGGCAGTAGGTGAGCACCACGTCCGCCGTCGGCAGATCGTTGTACTTCAGGTGCGCCCGGGCCGGGTTGAACCACGAGGTGACGTCCATCTTGCCGTCGCGGGTCGCATGGATCCGTTCCTGCGCGAGGACGTCGATCCCGGGCTTCGCGAACGTGGCTCGGCTGGTGCTGATGTCCTCCAGGCTCGCGGTGTCCCCGGAGACGTCGACGCCGCCGAAGTAGAGCCGCGCGCCGAGACCGCTGGACTTGCTCACGGGCTCTCCTCCCACCGGTCGTTGATCACCATCGGCAACGTCACGTCATAGATCCGGAACGTCCGGTTGTCCTGCGACAGGTAGCCGGCCGTCGCACCGAGCGGCTGACCCTCGCCGCCGAACAGGTCGACGTTGCGCACCCGGCCGCCGAGCGTGAAGTCCCCGGCGTACGCCTCGCACAGCTCGTCCAGGGCGCGCAGCAGCCGCGGGTCGATCGCGTCCTGCGGGTCCTCGAGCATCGGCGAGTAGAGCCGCACCGTCAGGGTCAGCGTGACCGCGACGCCGGCCAGCCCCGAGCTGCGCGACGTCCGCACTCCCTGCACCCAGACCGCGCACGTGAGGTCGCGGCCCGGCGCGTTCTTCGGCTCGTGGCCCTGGACCTTGCGGAAGTGCCCCGACGCCGCGGCGTGCGAGACGACGGCATCCACGATGCCCTGCCACAGCGACGTGTCAGCCATTGAGCTTGCTCAACGCCCGCGAGTACGTCGGCTCGCTGATCCGCACCACCTCGGTGGCCATCTCCTGCGCCACCTTCCGGAACGTGCCGTAGCCCTTGAACCGGGTGGTCGCGTTCCGCGAGCCGATGCCCTCCAGCCACGGCCCGTAGGTGACGCCCGAGTCCGTCACCCGCGGCGGCTCCACCCCCAGGTCGGCGACGACGCGGGACCGGTAGTAGCCGGTCGGGTGCCGGAGCACCTGGCCGAGCCTGGCCTGCACCCGGTCCGCGACCGCGAGCGTCATGTCCTCCTGCGCTTCCTGCTGCGCGGCCCGCATCACCCGATCCGAGACGGCCGCGTTCAGGAACGCGCCGCGGGCGTCCACGTCGACCTGCATCAGACTGCCGCGTCCCGGTAGCGGCCGTGCGCGGCACGGCACCTGGCCCGGGCGTCCTCCAGCGTGCCGGACGCCACCGGCGTCGAGCTCGCGCCCGAGCCCTGCGGGCGGGCGTAGGCACCGAGCTGCTGCGAGTAGGCGACCAGCGCCTCGGCCAGCGCCAACTCCTCCACTTCGGCCGGGTAGGCGTGGCGGACCACCGCGGCCGCCGTGAGGTGCGTGGCCGCGCTCGTCCCGCCGTAGCCGCGCAGCACCGCCAGCGTGCGCGACGCGTACAGGCTCGCGGCGGTGTGATCCCCGAGTGTGCTCCCGTCCACGGCACGCTCCACCACCACCGTCGTCCCGGCCTGCTCCACCACCCGCAGCACCTCGGAACCGAGCAGCAGCCACTCCCCCTGCGCGTAGGTGCCGGCGGCCGTGAAGGAGTCCGCCGAGACCGAGCCGGTCAGCGTGATGTCCTCGGTCGTGTCCAGCCACGCCCGGTCGGTCACCAGCATCCGTTCCGAGCCGACGGCGAGCAGGTCGCCGACCCCGGCGGCGGCCGCGGTCGCGCCGTCCACGTCCACCAGGGTCTCCGTGCCGTCGAGCGCCTCGGCCGTGACGCCGAGCGCTGCGGTGTCCAGCCGGTAGCCGAACGTCCCCGTGATCCGGGTGCCGCGCTGCCACGTCGAGCCGGCAGACCAGGCCGCCGACGTCGACAGGTCCAGGTCGAGCCGGTCGAACGGCGGCCCCTCCTCGGGGCCGGGCAGGACGTCCAGCAGGTCCAGCGACACGCCACCCGACGAGACCGCCGCCGGCGCCTCCGCCAACTGGAACGGATCCAACCACAGCGTGTAGCTCGCGGGCGTCTCCCCGGGCGCAGGCCGGTCGTAGGCGTGCGTGGTCACCTCGGGCCAGAACGTGCGCCGGCACAGCGCCTCCACCGAGCGGGAGCCCGTGTTGCAGGCGTCGTCCAGCTGCCGCAGCCGGGACCGGGAGGGGGAGGTGTCCATCGCCGCGGCGAGCCGCTCGCGGGTCACGTACGTGGGCAGCGTGAGCATGCCCGCCTCCCTCGCCATCGCATTCTGTGGCCAGGCCTGCCCGTGGGCGGCCGGTCGTCGGTGACCACAGGGTACGACGGCGCGCAAGCTACCGGGGGCGCCACCCGTCCGAGGGACAGAACGGCCGGCCGTCGGGGCCGGTGAGTAGCGGCTCCCCATCGTTCGGGCACGCCACCGGCGGCGCCGCGTCGGCCGCCGCGCGCTCCTCGCGCGCCTCCTGGAGGACGGTGAGGAGTCCGTCGAACGACAGGGAGTCCGCCATCGCCTAGTCCGGCAGCTGCGAGAGGATGCCGACCCGCTGCCGGTCGCGGCGCTCGGACTCGGCGATCCGGTCGTGCTCGGCGCGCCGCTGGTCGGCGGTCGCAGGGTCGTCGTCGTCGCGCAGCTGCGCGAGGCGCTCGTTCACCTCGTCCACCGTGTGGTCGGCCGGGTTCCAGTCGGGGTCACGCTCGGCCGCCGGCTTCCCGCCGCCGAGCTGCTCGAGCGGCGTCGTCCCGCCGTCCGCCTCGTCGTCGCGGCGCTCGTCGTAGAGCTCGCCGTCGGGCGCGTCCGCGGACGGCACCTCGTGCTGCTCCAGCTGCTCGCGCTCGGCATCCCCGTCGATCGTGCGCACCTCGTCGGCCGCGGCGCCGGCGCGCCGGTCGGTGGCGCCGAGCGCGCTCGTGGTCTTCGGCATGTCTCCTCCTGAGAGTCGGGCCCCCGGGTCCTGCATCCCGGGGGCCCGACCAGTCTCGCGCGGTTCGCTCAGGCCGCGACCAGGGTGCCGTCAGACGAGACCGGAGCCCACTGGACATACCAGTCGATCACGCCGTCCGGGCTGGTGCCGGTGGTGACCTGCTCGATCGCGCCGGCGCCCACGTACCAGCCGCGGACGCCGCCGGTCTGCGCCGCCGTGGTGGTGCCCGCGGGCTCGGTGGTCGGCCAGAGCGCGACCGCACCGATGCCCGTGATCAGCCCCTCCGCCGGAGAGCCCGAACTGCCGAGCAGGTTCCCGGCCGGGGTGTCGGTGGTGCCGATGTCGGTCGCCGCGCACAGGTCCGACGTCGTGCCCACGGTCGGGTTGGCCTGGAGCTTGACCGTGTTCGCGACCGTGATCGCCGTGGTGACGACGCCGACGAAACCGGTGACCGCGATGACCCCGGTGACCGTGAACAGCACCTTCGTCTCGGTGGCCAGCGTGTAGGACTTCTTCGCCACCCTGCCGAGCACGGACAGTGCTGCGGCATCGGCGGGAACGATGACACTCATGCCCGCTCCTCTCAGGCCCGGATGTCGGGAAGGTTGGACGGGTAGCGCATCGAGTGCAGGCTGCGCGTGAGCACGAGGAACGAGCCGCTCGCGTGCGTCGCTGCGAGGTACTGCGCGGCGTCCGGCAGCTGGTCGGCGTCGATCTCGCACACCGCGAGGCCGCCCGTGCCGGCCGTGAACGTGGCCGCCGCGGACTGCGTGACCCGCGTCCACACGCCGTTGTTCTGGCGCCAGTACTCGGTGATGATCGCCAGCGCCGTCTCGTTGGCGCCGGCCGAGTCGTAGTAGTTGACCGTGGCGTCGCCGGAGGTCGCCCCGATCAGGGCGAACGTGACCCCCCCGGCGTTCTTCATGTTGACCTTGACCTTGGCCGTGGTGGCCGAGGTCGTGATGTTGAACTCGTTGCCGAGCCCGTACATGGCGTCTCCTCTCTCGACCCCCGGGGTGCCAATGCCGGGGACCGTGGTGGCCCCGCCGCCGGTCTGGCACGGCGGGGCCGCGGGGTCCTAGCTGCGGGTCGCGAGCTGGACGAACGGGGACAGGGTCGCGCCGCCGTTGGCGGGCGTGAGCGCCGACTCCACCCACGGCCGGCCGTCGTTGCGCTGGATCACCCGGTAGACGGTCCGGTCGGACGTGAACGCCGCGTGCTCGCTCGCGTCCATCGTCATCGTCTGCCGGTCGCCGATCAGGTAGTAGCCGAGGTCCACGAACGAGATGTCGCCGAGCGTGCCGAGCGCCGCCGGCGCCTTCTCGGTGACGATGACCGGCCGGCCGAGGATCGTCATCCGCGGCGCCTCGGTGCCGTCGCTGATCCAGATCGGGCCGCCGCCGGTGCCGACCACGAGCCCCATCGTGGCGAGCTCCGGGAACGCGTCTGGGCCGACCAGCCACACCGCCCGGTTCAGCGAGGACGGCAACATCCGGGCGTACATCTTGACGACGTTCTCCCACCCGATGGTGGCCGCCGCCTGGCCCGACTCCTTCGCCACGCTCACGAGCGAGGTGTTGCCCGAGTTGAGCGCGCCGAGCGGCTCGCCGACGCCGCCGCCGGAGATGAAGTCGAGGTCTTCGTAGAAGGCGATCGCCTCGGGGAAAATCTCGCTGATGTACATGGCGAAGCCGCCGGCGGCGTCGCGCACCAGCTCGTTCGTGACCTTGGCCAGGGCGGTCTGTTTCGTCGCCTCCAGCTTGATCGAGCGGAACTTGCCGCCCGACTCGGTCAGCTCCGCGCCCTCCTCGGTGCGGTACACGACGACGCCGCCGAAGAGGCTGGTCGCGTGCGTGGTCTCGTCCACCGCCGGGAACTTCAGCGTCGAGCTGCCCATCGGCACGACGCGGGCCCGCGGCCGGACGACGGCGCTCTCCAGCGCGGTGCGCAGCAGCTCGGCCCGGAACTCCTCCGGGACGAGGAACCCGCCGTCGGCCGGAACCCGCTCCTGGTAGGCCTTGACCTTGTCGAGCTTCGCCTGCACCTCGGCGGTCGGCGTGCCCTTGTGCCAGATCGCCTTCGTGAACTCGTCCAGGGACGAGAACACGCCGTCGATCCCGGCACCGACGGCGGCCGGGTTGTGGATCGGCCGGTAGCCGGCGCGCTCCCGCGAGTCCTGCGGGTTGAGGTTCAGCCGCTTGGCCGCGCCCTTGTCCGCGCCCGCCTCGTCGAGCATCTTCGCCAGGACGATCTGTGCCTCGGCCTTGATCGTGGTGTTGAGCTCGTCCATGACCTTGTGCTGGGAGTTGACGTAGTCCTCGACCGCCTTCGCGAACGAGCCGTCGCCGAGCGCCGCCTGCAGCTTGTCGATGCTGTCATACGACCCCGTGAAGTCCTGGAAGTCCTTGGGGGTCGCGATCGCTGCCGTCATGCCAGTGCCCCCTTCAGGGCTGCACGGAGACCGGAGTTGATCTCCTGGAGTCGGGCGCCGGCCAACGCGGCGGGCGCCAGGGCCGGGGACGGCGCGGCGCCGCGCCCCGGGTGCTTGAACTCTGACAGGTCGAACACGACCGGCCGCACGCTGGCCTGCGCGCCGCCGTCGTCGAGCCGGTCGGCCAGGCCGGCCGCGACCGCCTCGTCGGCGGTGTACCAGGTCTCGGCCAGCATCGCCGTCCGCCAGTCCGCGGCGTCGCCACCGGCCTTGCGGGCGTAGGCCGCGGCGAGCGTGCCGGACACCCGGTCCAGGTCGTCGCCCGCCTTGTGCATGTCGGCGGCCGGGCCCATCGCGATCCCCCAGGCGTCGTGGATCATCACCTCGGAGTCGGGCCGCACGACCGCCTCGTCACCGCGCACCAGCAGGTAGCTGGCCGCGCTGGCCGCCAGGGCGTCGACCTGCACCGTGATCCGGGCCGGGTGGCCGGCGAGCATGTTCGCGATCGCGACCGCCTCGTGCACCTCGCCGCCCGGGGAGTTGAGCCGGACGGTGATCTGCTCCACCTCGCCGAGCTGGCCGAGCGCCTCGGCCACCTCGCGCGCCGAGATCCCCCACTCACCACCCCAGCTGTCGATCACGTCGTAGACGAACAGCTCGGCCGCCCCGTCCGCCGGCGGCGCCTCGGCGCGCACGAGCGGGGGCTTGTGGCGGCCGCGGGGGGCCACGCTGCCCCAGTACCGATACCTAGACACCAGCGTGCACCTTTCCGTTGAGCCGTCCGTCCCGGGCCCGGTCCAGCCGCACACCGAGCATCCCGAGCGCCAGCGCCGTCACGTCCGCCGTGCCCTCCGGGTCGTCGTCCGCCGGCACGTCGTCCGCCGGCTGGAGCTGCGCGGGGACCGGCGCCGGCGCCTCCAGGTCCATCGGCGGCAGGCCGGCCACCTCGAGCGCCTGCTCGGGCTTCACCCGCAGGTCCAGCAGCGCCTTCGCCAGCTGCGCGCGCTGAAGCATGATCGCGACGTCCTGCTCCGGGTCGTCCGGCACCGGCGAGTCGTAGTCGAACTCCAGGCCGGCCGCCGCGTCGCCGAACATCGGGAGATAGTCGTTGTTCAGGGCGCCCCGGATCCGGTCGCCGCGCGGCTCGATCAGCTGCCGGCCGTAGACGTACTCGGCGGCCATCGCGCTTGCCCGGTTGCTGCCTTCGGGCTCGCCGAGCATGAATTTCGGGTAGGCGAATGCCTCGCGGATGATTTCCCGGGACACGTCGCGCAGCTGCACGAATTGCATGTCCTTCATCGACATCTGCCGGTCGACCCATTTCCCCTGTTCCAGGATTGCCACCCGGTGCGCATTCCGCACGCCCTGGTGATTCTCCCGCCACCGCTTCACCATGCGCGTGAATTCGGTATCGGAAAGGGACTTCTCGACTTCGATAATCCCGCCCGGCTCGGCGGAATTCATGAAGAAATTGCGATTCCATTCCGCCGAGTAGTAAGCGGAATCGACGTCGGTGAGAATCGCCTGGACCGGCCCGAGCCCCCGGTACGGATCGAGCGGGGAAGGCATCCGGATCATGATCACCTCGTCCAGGCCCAACGGCACCAGCTGCCCATCCGGGGAGCGGTACACGTAGCCCGCGAGGAAATCATCCGGGTCGGGGATCGGCACCATCCGGTCCGGGCGGACCGGCCACATCGCCGTCGGGAACCCGGCCGGCCGCTCGACCACCCACCAGCCTTCGCCGGTCAGGTCGACGTGCTGCTGCGTGCCCTCCATGAACTCCTGGCGGGGCATGAACGCGTTCGGCGTGTTCAGCACGTTCAACGCCTGGTGCCGGACGATCTCGGTCCGGTCGTCCTGGACCGGCCCGTAGGCGCGGCGCGCGTCGGTGCGCTTGCGGTACAGCCGCCAGGTGAGGCCGGCGGTCGCCGTCGACAGCTGCGACACGATCACGAACAGTGTCCCCACGGAACCATAGGCAGCCTGCAACGCGGCCCGGTCCGCGGCCTGCAGGCTCCGGTCGAAGCCGTTGCCGCCGGTGCGGGCGACGTAGGGGGCGGGCACGCGGGCGAACAGGCTGCGGAGGCCGTCGACCGTGCTGCGCACCCGGCACCTCCAGCTAGCTCGCTGCTCGCCACTCCATGTAGACGAACGAGAGCACCATCGCCAGGCACCCGAGGGTCGCGTTGACCGTCCACCCGGCTGCGGCGAACGATCCCGCGGCCCCGAGCGCGAGTCCGTACCGACGTGTCGTCACTCGGAGTGTACGGGCCGACTCGCGGATCTTGTCCAGCATCGCCGCAGCTCGGGACGGCCGGTGCCGCCCTGCGGTGCGCACCGCCGCGCGCGCCGGCCGTGCCGGCCGCCCGAGCATCCGGTCCAGGGTCGCCGTCGTCATCACATCCACCTCACGTTCGGCCGGCCACCCAAGTCCTCCTGGGCGACCATGTAGCGCAGGGCGTCCAGCCCGTCATCGAACACCTTGATCGGCTGCTCCAGGATGCGCTTCCCGCCGCCGGTATCCCAGACGTACCCCGCGAACTCCTCTGCGGTGGACGCCGGCTGGCCCGCCTCCACCATCACCTCCTGGCGGCCGCCCTGCTGGCAGTCGCGCAGCAGGAACAGCCGCGGCTTCCCGTCCCCGGCCGGCCGCAGCCGGGACTGCACCGCCTGGATCCCGGGCGTGACCGCCTTCTCGGCCGGCGTCGTGCTGAAGCCGAGGTGCCGCTCGAGCGTGGCCCGGTCCTCCGCATCGTGGTCGCAGATGACCGCCGTCGGCCGCGGCTCCCGCCACACGCCGCCGGGGGCGACGTCGTCCAGCACCAGCCGCGCGGCGTCCTCCACCAGCAGCCCCCGCCGGTAGAGCTCCCGGTACAGGAACAGCCGGCCGTCCGGGTCGACCGCCCACCGCTGGAACACCAGGGCGTGCCGGAACCCGAAGTCCACCGTCCACCACCGCGGCCACGCCTCGGGGATCGGCCGGTGGTCGACCAGGTGCACGGCAGGGTCGTACTCCTCATAGATCAGCCCCTCGGCGGCCACCCACTTCCCGTCCCGCAGCCGCGACTTCCGCACCCCGGTCAGGACGTCCAGCCGGGACAGGTACGTCTCGCCCCGCTCGGTGCGGGTGCCGTCCCGGTTCACCAGGGTGGGGTTGTCCTCGTGCCGGGACTCCAGCATCAGGGTCGTGCCGGCGTCGGCGCGTTGCTTCAGCCAGTGCGTCGGCTGCGCGGGGTTGCAGTCGGCGAGAACCTGCTGGTACGGCATGACGCCGTTGCGCAGCCGGGTGGTGACCGCCTCCCAGTCGTCCAGGGTGAGTTCCGTCGCCTCCAGGATCACGGCGACGTCGTACTCCGAGGACATGATCTTCGTGGCCTTGTCCAGGCCGCCGAGCACCAGCACGCTGCCGTTCTGGTACTCGTACTGGGCCGGCCGCTCGGGGCCGCCGCCGTAGTACTTCAGGACGCGGGCATCCAGCGCCTCCGGGACGACCTTCTCCCGCCAGGTGACCAGGCCGGTCGACTTCAGCGACTCCTGCGTCTTGCGCAGCAGCAGCCCGCGGGCGCCCGGGTACTTCAGCAGAACGATGTTCAGCTTCTCCAGGATCGCCCGCGACTTGCCGGTGCCGGCCGGGCCCGAGATCAGCACCTCGGGGCGGCGCGACTCGAACATCCGTCGCGCCGCCCCGTGCGGCTGGTAGACCCGGTCGATCGTGGTGAGCGTCACCAGACGTCCGGTTCGGTCACGAGCAGACCGGGGTGCTCCCGGTGCCACGCGAGCGCGGCGGCATGGAGATGTTCGGCGAACAGGTGGGCGACGTCGGCCGCGCACATCCCGTCGGACAGGTTCTCGGGCTTGTCGACCGTGATCACCCACCCGCCCTCGAGCATGGTGCGGCCCACGTCAGGACCCCTCGTCCGCGCCGCTGGAGCGCTCCTCGCGGGGGCGGCCCGGCTCGATCTCCACCCCGGCCAGGCGCCGCAGCTTCTCGGCGTGCCGCTGGGACAGCCCGGCGTCACGCGCCTTGCGTAGCTGCTGCGCGAGCTCCACCCGGGTCGCCTGCCGCCGGCGCGCCGCCTCGAGCGCCGCCTCCACCCGCTCGTCCAGCCGGGCGGCCAGCTGCCGCCGCTGCTCCTCGGTCACCTCGGCCGGCGTCGGGATCTCCTGGTCACTCACAGCGCCTCCATGTTCACGCCGTCGATCTTGAAGTTGACCACCGTCTGGGATGCGACGACGACCCGCGGCGGCAGCTGGCCGAGCTCCTCGGCGACCGCGTGCAGCGCCTCACCGCGGGCCCGCTCCAGCGCGGCGATGTCGATCGGCCGCAGCTCCTCGCGCAGCAGCTCGGCGTCCAGGCGGTCCACCGTGTCCTGGTAGGCCTGGACCCGCGCCGCCTTGTCGGTGATCCAGACCGACGCGGGGAGGGAGAGCGCGAGTTCCTGCTCCAGCTGCTCGCGGCGCGCCTCGATCTTCTGCGGCCACGACCGGCGGAACGACAGGCACCGCGTGTGCGAGATCCCGAGCTCCCGGGAGACCGCCGCCGCCGTCATGCCGTAGGCGAACAGCTCGAGCATCTGCCCGGAGAGTGCGAAGTCGGCCCGGGCAGCGTCCATCGCCCTGACCACGTCACCCCGATCAGGAACGCCGGCCATCTCAGCCGCCCTGCGGGTAGAAGACGTCGCCACACAGGCACACGCCCGGCGCTCCGGACGCACCGGGCGCCACCGGCCCGTGGTCCGGGTGGCCGCGGACGGCGCATTGCGCGTCCCAGTGTCCGCGGCGGCGGACGACGCGCACCCACAGGTAGACCGCCTCGTCCCGGGCGAGCGCGGCGCACCGCCAGACCTGGCCCGACAGCCACACGGCGGCGCAGACGCCGGCGGCGAGGACGCCGAGGATGCCGACCACCTGCACGAGGGTCGCCATCACGGCGTAGCCGAGGGGGGCGAACGGCTCCAGCTCCAGGACCGGCACCGAACCGAGCAGCACGTAGATCAGCGGCAGCAGGACGGCGCCGACGCACACGGCGTCGAGCAGCATCGCGGCGTCCCCGCGCCAGGAGTCGGCCCGCGGCCGCCTACCCATCGGTCTCGTCCCAGCTGATCGTGGGCCCCGGCTGCGGGCTCGGCTGCGCGTCCGGGTCGCCGGTCACCGCGGAGAACAGCACCGCCGACAGGACGACCGCGGCCAGCGCGAGCACGACCGCGGCGAGGAACATGCACAGCGTCACGGCCATCCCGATCCGGAACGCCGAGCGCCAGTCGACCGCCGGCCGGGAGCCGCGGCCGGCCTCGGGCAGCGCGGCGTACGGCTGCGGCCCGGAGACGCGCATCGGCTGCGTGACCCGCGTGTCGCGCGCCGGCGTCCCGACGTGCGGGGCCCTGGTGTCCGGCGTCCACGTGGGGAGCCCGAACTCGTCGCCCCTCACGACTGCACGTCCTCGAGCGCGAGCTCCGGCACGTCGTAGCGCGCGGCGCCGGTGTGCACGACCGCGATCGCGTCGGCGATCTTGCGCACCCGCCGGCGCCAGGCCGCCTCGGTGACCTCCACCGTGTCGGCCAGCTCCCACAGCTGCCGGGCCGCCTCGTGCATGGCCGCCGCCTGGACGGCCGCGATCTGCAGCATCGTGGAGTCCAGGCCGTCGGCGATCTCCTTGGACGCATCCTCCAGCAGCGTGCCGGCCACCTCGTCCAGGGTGCCGCGGGCGGTGCGCAGCAGGTAGAGGCCGCGCATGATCGAGCGGACGGCGTCTTCGGCGGCCTTGCCGGGCACCTCGATCGCGGAGATCCGGGCGGTCACGGACGGCTCCAGCTCGGAGGAGTCGGGCACCTCCACCCGGGACCGGTGCTCGAGCTCCACGATCGCGAGCAGGGTCGCGCCCGGCCGGTCGTAGAACCCGGGGATGTGCGGGGCCAGCGCGTCGCCGGCGGCCGAGGCGACCGCGTTCGCGAGCTTCAGTTTCGTGGTCATCTGTCCTACTCCTGTCGTGAATGTGTCGTCGTCTGCTGCACCGCTTTCGCCAGCAGGTGCAGCGGCCAGTTGGGGTGCGTGAGGAACTTGAGCGACCTGGCGGACATCTCGCCCATGTGGACCGGGACGCCCGCGGCGTGCGCGGCCATCCCGGCCAGGTGGAGCGCATCCGCCTCGTCGTGCGAGAGCGCCGCCGTCCCGCCGTAGCGGGTCCGGGCGGCGGCGATCATGGTGGCCTTGTCGGCGCGGCCGTTGCCGGTCGCGTAGGCCTTCAGGGTGGACGGGTTGACCTCGACCACGTGCTGGGCGGCAACCCCGTAGGCGAGCCCGACGACGCGCCACCACAGGCCGGACCGGTCGTGCGCGCCCGCCTCGAAACCGGCCCCGTAGGCCGGCGACTCCAGCGCGAGGCAGAGCGCGCTGTCCAGGCCGGGCCCCATCACCCACTCACATATCTCGCGGGCGAGGACCCGCTGCCGTGCGTGCCTCTCGTCCAGGGTCGCGGTGCGCGGCATGGACGGCCGGCTGAACCGGGTGCACCGGATCAGCGGCCGGGCGCCGTCGGACGAGAGGTCGATGGTGGCGGCGCCGGACCCGGTGGGCGACAGGTCCAGCCCGGCGAACCGGATCACGGCGTCTCCCCGGGGTCGGCCGGCCGCCGGATCAGGACGGCGTGCCGGGCAGGCAGGAACGGGATCAGGTCGCCGAGCCGGTACTGCCAGGTCCCGTTCGTGGCGACCAGGGTCAGCACGTCCTGCCCGACCCGCATCCCGGTGCTGGTCTCGTCGTTCCAGACTTCGCCGTCGAGCACCTTGCCGATCAGCTCCAGCGACACGGCCACTTCGGCGTCGGCCCGCTCGACGGTGATGCCGCCCGGGTCGGCACGCACGACGACGCACCCGATGTCGGCCGCGCGGATGACGTTCACGGCTGTCCGCCTTTCTTCGGCGACGGCTGGTCCAGGCCGCGGCCGGTGGCGCCGTTCGGCTTCCAGGATTCGAACAGGTTGCGCCTCCAGGCGCGATCCTTCGCCTTCTGCGCCTGGCGCGCCGCACGGCGCCCGCCGGACCGCGGCGCGCTCTTCCCCCTGGCCATCACTGGTTCGCCCCCCGCGCCGTCGCCTCACCGTCGAGCGGCGGTTCGTCCGTGGCGAGATCCTCCTGCATGGAGTCGATCACCCTGCTGGCCTCGGCCTTGTTCATGGTGGAGAACGACTCGATCCGGCGGCCGCAGATGGTCGACGCGTACGCGAGCCGCATGGTCCGCGCCTCGTCGGTGCCGTCGTTCATGCCGAGTTTCGTCGCGAGCGTCTGCGCCAGTTTCACCTGGTCGGGGGTGATCATCTCCGCCTGTGCAGCGGTCGCCTGCCTGGACTCCTCCTCGGTGGCCCGGTGGCCGCGGCGGGCGCCGCCGTCGGTCTGCTCGTTCGGCACGCGCCGCTGCCGCCGGTCGGGGACATCCATCGTCTGCCGCGGCTCGCCGTCGGTGGTGACGCCCCTCCGATGCTGGTCGTGCGCCTGCCGCACCCGCTGCGGCTGCTGCGCGGCCGCTCGGCGCTCGGCCATCCGGACGTCGCGCTCCTCCTGCTCGGACGCCGCGGCCCGCTTCGCGTCGTCGTCGTCGCCGCCCGGGGCGACGCCGGTGACGGCGCACAGGCAGTAGCGGCGGGCATAGGTGATCGCGCCGCCGAGATCCCTCGCGGGGCCGGTCGCCGGGGGCGGGTGGA